ACAACTAAATCTATCTTTATGTTTTTTTAATATGTCACCTTTTTTATATATTCTAGCATATGAATAATTAGGATCTAATTTTAATCCTGTTGCTTTTTCCATTATAGGTTGACATAACAACAATAAAGTTTCCATTGCTATATCAGAATAATGTGAATATGTATTAGGCACTTGTGAATCGCTCCAAACACCCCATTCATTTGTAAAAGGTGATATGTATCCTGTATCAAAAAAAGTTCTAGCTACTTGTCTTTTTAATAAAAAATAGTTAGCAATAAATGTTGCTAAATCTTTTTTAATAGCATTTTTGATAATTACGTATTTATTTTTTTTAAAGCTCATTAAAAATAATTAAAGTTTATAGTTATCCTAATTTTACTATCACTACATCTAGAGCTTTTATGCTCTATACTTGGATCAAATAAAACAACTCTATTCTCTTTCGGTTCTACTGCTGTCTCTCCTTCTTTAAAATATGTGCAACCATTATTGTTGTTTATATACATAATACAACCTTTATGATTAAAAGGCAAATCATAATGAAAATTATTATACATCATTTTTTCAGCTTTTGTGTGAAGATTGCCTTTTATTCTAATTAAACTTTTAATTTGTAATTTGTTTAATGTATTTACCCATAAATTAAAAAAGCTACTTTGTGGTTGAAGGTCATTATAAAAATTGTGATTAAAATAAAATTTATTTTTTTCTGAAGGTTTAGATACATAGTCATGATAAAACCAAGGAAATTGATCACTCATTAAAGTATTTTGTATTTGATTAAATTCTTTCTTTGGTAAAAAATTATCTATTATTTTAATAGTCATTTTACAATCATATTTAAGTTAAATCTATGTTTGGACTTAGTGCTAGCTATACCTTTGTGCCAAACATTACTAGGAAAAATTAAAGCTTGCCCCTCTATGCTAGGATAAAATTTATTATTTATTTCAGTGCCACCATCATTAGTATGTAAATTATATATAATAGAATAATAACCATCTTCTAATTCATCTTTATGCAAAGCAGCTTTTGAAGAAGTGTCATAATAATTCCAATAAAGCCTGTATAAAGTTTGTATTGTTTTAAGTTTGTTTTTAATCGTATAAAAAATAATATCGCCATATAAATTAAGTGATGTGTTGATGCGAAGATTAAATTTTCTATCAAACGTTACATGAGAAAAACCTGCGTTATTTATATTTTCGTCCAACATTTTATTTACATCTGTGTTTCGCTCTTCTCCTTCAAACCTTCCGGTGTCGCTTGCTATTTTCCATCTAGCTTCATTTATTAAAATTTTAATAATGTCTTTATTGGTTTGAAAAGGAAGAATGTTATTAATTTTAGTTACCATCTTTAGCCATATCTTTAGGAACAGCTTGTATGTTCCAATGTATAAATCTAAATGGTTCAATGCCATGATCAACTGTAAATTCATGTTCTAAGTATCCCGGAAATATTACAAGTGATCCTGGTTTTGGTTTAAAATGAATTATTTCTGAACCAGGGGCAAGTTGAACGTTAGGTTTCATTTTTAATTTAGTTGCTCTTGCACCAGTTCTTGGTTCATGAAATCTTGGATAAGAAGTTTTATCACTACACTTTAAAAAATAAAAACCTGATACGTGTTGATTCCAATGTATATGTGCTGAGTGATGACCACCACCTTTTTTAGCAAACTCTTGCACCCACATTTCACTAAATATAGTTGCGTATTGTGACATATCAAAACCTTGGTGATCTAAAAACTCCCATGATTTTTGTCCAATGTAATCTCTAAAACTTATAAAATCAGGATCTCTCGTCAATGGGGTTGAGTGATAAGATCTACCAAAGTCACCATTTTGTTTTATATATTCTTTTTCTCTTTTACGAGCATCCAAAATATATTTATTACTTGCTTTATTTAATGATTTAATAAATTCTGGTTTATCTTCTACCCAAATAGGTGTTTCAAAATGATTAGTTGTATGCATTTTTTATATATTTCTTATGACTAATTGTTTCTACTTTATTATTCCATTCTTTTTGTTTTTTAATTCTGTCGTATAAATAATTTTTATACTTTTTTGACAAATTATCAAATTCTTTTTTTATTAATTTTATATCAAATAAATCTAATTCTTTTAATATTATTGAAAAATTTTCAGACTTAAATAAATTATACTCACAGTTAAAATCTTCTTTTATTGGAAGCCTCTTTTTCCATGTTTTTAAATTATGTTTTAAACTCTCGGGTAAGTTACATTTATAATCTTTCCAAAATTTACTATCTCTTTTATTTGTTAAATAATGTAATAAAACAAAGTCTCTAATATTTTCTACAATTATTTTAAATTTTTTATTGTATAAATCTATGTCTGTTTGATTATAATTTATTATTAAATGCATCAAAATAAAAGCTTGTTGTATAGATGTCCCTATAGAAGATGCTTCTAAAGGTTCAATAAAACTAGAACTTAAACCTGTTGCAACACAATTTCCTATCCAGGCTTTATCTAAAGCACCTGCTTCAAATTTTATATTTTTTCCTATTTTTATTTTTTGACCTAAATAATCTTCACACTCTTGTTTTGCTTGATCTGCATTTATGTATTTATTATTAAAAACATAACCGTTTCCCCAACGTCCATTTGTTGGTATTCTCCACATCCAACCCGAAGACATTGCCTTAGCTGTCGTGTAAGGTGTGTATTCTAATGTATCTTCTGTAGGAAAAGCTATGGCTTCGTTCATAGGTAAATATTTTTTGTAAGATTTCCATTTAGCACCTAATTTAGAAATCAATAATTTTTTAAAACCTGTGCTATCGATATAAAAATCGTATTTGTACTTTTTATTTTTACTTTCAATACTTTGTATATTATCTTGTTTTATGTTTACTTTAATAATTTTATCTGTGTAAATATTAATATTATTTGCTTCACATTTTTTAAGTAAAAATTTATTTAATTTAAAAGTATCAAAATGATATTGATTTGTTGGATCAGATGGAGTTACTAAATTATTCCATGCATGAGGATCTGTATATTCTTTTGATTTTAATTTATTAGCTACGGCAAAAGCATATCCCCCTAAATAATGAGCAAATTTTAAATTAGCAAAAGATCCATACGTGTTGTGATAATAATCGTGATCAGTCCAATTTTTAAACATAATGCCTCCTTTCATAGTAGCGCCAGTTTCTTTAATTAATTCTTCTTCACTAATATTAGTAAATTTCATAAAATCAGACCAGTGTTCGGTGGTTCCTTCTCCAACACCTATGATACCTATTTCGTCAGATTTTATTATATCTATTTGAATAAATTCAAACCTTGATTTAAGAATTAAAGCAGTTATTAAACCAGCCGTGCCTCCACCTACAATTAATATTTTCATTTAAATGGTTTTCCTAAATTCCAAGCAACTAAACTATATCTAGTTCCAGAAGTTACAGGTTTTACTCGGTGCCAAAGGTGTGATGGAAAAACAATAATAGAACCTTTAGGTAATATTTCTTTTGCTTGAACTACGTGTTTTTTTTCCTCTCTTTTATTAGGCTCATAATTTCTAAAATCAAATTCTAATTCACCGCCCTCATATTCAGATCCATCTGTTAATTGACATGTAATAGATAACTTTCTAACTTTACCGCGTAACAAAGGATGATTTGTATCATCATAAGGTTTTTCCCAACTATCACAATGCCAATCATAATATTGACCAATTTTATATTTAGTAAATTGAATATCTTCTGAACAGTCCCAATCAAAATTCCAACCTGCATTTTCATTTGCTCTATGAATATATGGATGTATCTCTTTATATACCCAAGGCTCAGCTATCCAAGCAACATCAGAATTTCTTGGTATAAATTTTAAATGTTTATTTTTGTTTCCGGTGCGTGCTTTAAACTCTTTAAGACTTAAACCATATCTTATTACTTCATCACAAAATCTAGATGACAACGCTGATTTAAAAACCCAATATTTATGTTCTAAATTCATTTATAAAAGTTTATAAGTTATACAATGTATAAAGTTTGATTTTTCTTTTTGTTTATTTTCTATGTAATACATACACGAGGAAGGAAACATAATAAATTTATTATTTTCTAAGCTTATATTCCATTGTTTATCTAAATATTTATTCTGTTTATATTTTATTCTTACAGTGCAATCTTTTGCTCTAACGCCATATAATAAGATATAATCAGGTGATTTTAATATGTCATTATAATCAACATGACAAAAAGGTTTTGAAGTTTCTAGTGGATTATATTCAGTTCCCCAACTTTTAATATTTTCTACAACTAAATCATATTCAACAAAACAGTGTTCTATAATATATGAATTAAGAATATCAAAAGGTGGACAAGTTATAAAATCTTGGTTTTTTGTATCAGCATAAACTTCATGAAGTAAAAATTGATCTCTATCTATTTTCCAATCTGATGGTAATTTTACATCACCATAATATAGAGATGTTTCACTTAATACTTTCTTATTAATTAATTTCTTCATTTCTTTTTAAGAAACGAAACAGTTTATGCACGAGAAAGATACTCGTTTGGAGTACCGTTATCAACTATTACCCATCCTGTATTGTTATCAGCTTGATAAGCATCTTCATCCCACTTATGAATCCAATCATGAGTTTTAGCAGCATTCTGACTTTCCTGTGTCGCATCTAATTCTGGTTTATTATTGTGGGGTGCATCCCAATTTGCGGTTGTAGTATTTTTAACCCAACTTGGATAAGGTTGTGGACGCCAAAATATTTGATTAGCCTCATCCCACGTATATCCTACGCCTGCATAGTTTCCTCTAAACGGAGTTCCGCCTAATCTATGTGTGTTGTAAATTGTGTTGTAAGATGTTTGAATCCATTTATCAGCAGGCCAATTAGCAATTTTTTCTAAAAATGCTTGACCAATGCTTTCTGTTTCTACTCCTTCACTATTACTTGTATCTTTATCAGCTACTACGAGAATTGTTAGAACAACGTTATTATCATTTATTTTTGCAAAGTGTGCCATAATTATTTTTTAAATTGATACCTCACTATTACAATACCAGATCCACCAGTTACAGGTCCTTGGTTTTCACCGCCTCCTGCGCCTCCACCAGTATTGGCGGTTCCGCCTGAAGAAGGACTGTTTCCTGCGCCTCCTCCACCTATTCCAGGTTGAGATCCTGGGTTTCCGCCGCCTCGTTGATCAGCGCCTCCTGCGCCTCCTCCTGCATAATATCTTAAAGAACCACTTGGTCCTGGTGTTCCAAAACAAGAACTTGTTGTAATGGCTGTGCCTTCACCATTTCCAGCTGAACCTCCTTGGTCATGTGAAGCCCCGCCGCCGGCCGATCCAGCTCCTCCGCCGCCTCCGCCAGCTCCATTGTGAGATCCACTCTGTCCAGGTCCTCCATTGTTTCCTTGACCTGCTGGACTTGCTGAACCTGGTGAACCTCCGCCACCAGACCCTCCGCCAGATCCTCCATTTCGTTCATCAGGGTTATTTTCTGAGGCTGCTCCTCCGCCTCCACCAGTTCCGGTTATACTAAATCCTGTTGAGTTACTTCCACGGTTTCCTGATCCATTTGCATTACCACCACCACCAACTACAATTGGAAATGCTCCAGCTGAAACAGGTGCCGCCGATACTCCTGAACCATAGGGACTAGCTGTGTAACAACCAGAAGCTGCACCAGAAGAGGCTCTAAAACCTCCTCCTCCGCCGCCTCCAGATTTATGGTTTGCTGCACCGCCACCGCCAGCGATAATTAAATAATCTACGTTATTGTTAGCAGGTACTTCCGCTCTAGCTACACAAAAAGTTCCAGAGCTAGTAAAAATATGAATTTTATGAGATCCACATTCTATTACAGTGTTTCCTCCAGTTGCGCATATAAAATCTGTACAAATCGCACCAGCAGAACCAAATCCTAAAATTTGATAACCAAATGATTTACCTTTACGGGATTGTATATCTTTTGTGTTCTTACCTATTGTAAGTTTATTTTTAATATCTCTCATATTCTATACCTTTTATGCGTCGTTAGCAGCGTCAGTAGTAAAGAATATTTTAATACCAAGTAATCTTGCATCAGCATTTAAACTATCTGCTGAAACATCTCTTGATATTTGAAAAAATACGTACTCATCTGTGCTAGGTGAGCCCGCTATAGTTACTGCTCCACTTTCTGCTGTTACGTCTAAATCATTTGATGTCCCACTATGTGCTTTTGCTGTAGGTGCAACTGCAGTTCCAAAAGCAGTATTTAAATCTCCATTATCTGCTAGTGCAACGCCTTGCAAAGCCCACGATGTTGTTCCTGTGTCTGTTGAAGTGGCTGTGAAAAATGCTTGAAAAGTTATTGTGCCTTCGTTCCATGACTTAGGGAAAGCAACTGCAAACTGAGCAAACTCATCTGAATCTTTATCAAAATCTAAAACTTTTAACTCTGGACCATTTGATAATTCAACTTGCTCAATATCTGCACATCCATTTGTAGTATTAGGATACATTGCAACTGCTGGAACCCAAATAGTTTCTTTACCTGCAATTTTTATTGCAGCTGTATTATCTCCACCATCTACGGCTTGTGCTACTCCAGTTCCGTTTGGAGCGATAGTAATATTTCCATTTGCACCATCAGTTATTGTAATCGTACCTGAGTTAGTTCCTGAATTAGTATCTAAAACAAGATCGTGTGCACCGCTAGTTGTTATAGTTGCTGCAGCGGAACCTGTTCCAAACACAGTTTCTCCAGATCCTTTTGGTACGATAGCTATATCTATGTTTGTATCGCCACCTGTTGCGGATAGTGTTGGATCATTTCCTGTAGCAGCGTTTGCTATTGTAAACTCATTTACTGCAGAACTTGTAGCTGTAAGTTTAACTGACTCGTTACCGTTAGTGTCATTAATAGATGTACCAATTTTTGGTGAAGTTAGAGTTTTATTTGTTAAAGTTTGTGTCCCTGTAAGTGTTACATCACCCATTCCAATATCAATAATATCTGGGTTAGTGCCATCGTTTGCAGAAGCAAACACGATTTTAACACTTGAAGGTGCAACTGCAACAGAACTTCCAGAACCTGAAACATATTTAAATGTTACGTCTTGTGAACCACTTGTTGAATTTTTTAAAAAGTAAAAAGTTTGAACATCAATAGGTATAGTTACGTTTCTTCCAGCACTTAATGATCCTGTAAACTCAATCATTCTGTGTGCAAGAGTTGCACCAGTTGATCCATCAGATACTGAAAGATCTGTATCTCCAGAATCAGATACTGCTTGTTGCGTAAATCCGCCTGCTATTTGTTCTAAAAGTTGTAAATTTGTATTTGTTTTCGTCCCCCATGTACCGGCGTTTTCACCAGTTGCTTGAAGTTCTACACCTAATCCCGTAAATGTTGATGCCATAATTTTCTCCTATGCGACGTCACTATAAGTTATATTAACACCTGTGTCAACATCTTGATAAGCTTGTATTCCAAATCCTGTGGATACTCCAAATCCTGCGACAGAAGACGTTATTTGTTGTCCTGTTAGTCCAACCACGTCTGCAGGTGATATTGAACCCACAGATAAAGTTCTTGATAAACCAGATAATCCTACAGACATTTGATCTGGAGTTATTGATCCTATAGTTGATGTTATTGTTATACCATCAATATCTATAATTTGTGCAGTTGTTATTTCAACTGATCCTATAGAGCCAGCTATTGATTGACCAGATAATCCAACTACGTCAGAAGGTGAAATTGAACCTACTGAAGAAGTTACTGATTGTCCAGATATTCCTACAGACATTTGATCTGGAGTTATTGATCCAACAGAACTAGTTATGGATAAACCTTGAACTTGTTCTGGTATATCAAATTGAGGAGGAACTGCTGAAGTTATTTGTTGTCCTGATAGTCCTACCACATCCGCAGGGT